GCCGCACTTCCTCTGGCTTCTCCGAGTGCATATCGCTCCGCCGCTTGTAGATGACGCTCTTCGGCTGTGGGGTCGGCACGTCTGGCAGGCACGACCCGCGCGTGCACACGAGTAGGAACTCGTGGACCACGTGGTTGTAGTGCCCGAAGTTCCCGAGCACCTTGTCCCACACGAACGACGATTTGTAATCAAAGCCCCAGGCGTCGATGACTTCGCGCGGTCCTGGATTCTGCATGAGCACGGGCGACGTCACCCAGAGAAAGAGCACCGCGTTGGGGAGCGTGTGGGCCGCCACTGGGAGCCTGGCGATGTCCTCCATCGTCATCCCCTCGTAGTGCGCTTCCGCCTTCCCGTAGGCTGATCCTTTGATGACGCCGCTGTCGCTGTATTGCCATGGCGGGTCCGCGTAGATGACTCGGTATTTCCCGGCGAGCTCGGCCTGGCCTTCGATGACGCGCGCGCGCCTGGCCGCACGGATGTTCATGCGGAGGTCGCGGACCGTCCACCCTTCCGTCGCCGCGCGCTCGATCCAGTGTTCCTGCTCCTCCGGCGGAAGCGGGGCGACTTCGGCCGCGTGGCCTGGCGTCGGAGCCTTCCGCCGCAGATCTTCACTTACCTGGCGTACCACGTAGGCCGCGTTCAGCAGGGTCTGCTTGGCGTGCCCGGTGGTTTCGAGCGCCTGCGAAATTCTGTCGCGCCAATCGTCGCGCGATTCGGCGTAGTTCCAGAGCGCCCCGAGCCAGTAGATCGAGGAATGCGCGGTATGCGCCGCGAACTCCATCGCGTTCTGCCACTCGTCGAAGGTGGGCGCGCCTGTGACCTTGATCCCCCGGGCGGTGAGGGTAAACCGCCCGAGGGTAATCGGTCGACCGTCGAAGATCGAGAACTCGGACATGAACTAGAGGGTCGCTTCGGTGCCGTCGGACGCCGTGTCCTCGTCGGGCTCTATCTCGATCTCCGGCCCGTCGTCGTCCACCGCGTCCTCCGCCGTCCCGTCCGACTTGGTGAGCCTGGCCGTCACCTTGACGTCGCCCTTCTTCAGCACGAGCTCAACGCCGTGCGCGCGGTAGATGCCACGTCCTTCGCGCTGCATGACCTGGGCGGCGTTCGATAGGAGCCCAGAATCCTGCCGCTTCAGTTCGTTGACCTGATGCCGCACGTCCGCGAGGGAGTCGCAGATCTTGTCGAGCGCCTTACTTTCTGCCAGGTCTTCCATGCCTGGAAGGGGTCGGCTCTTCGGCCTGGTCGGCGGTCGTCGGACCCGCGATACCTCACGCTTGGATTGTGTGCGAGCGCCGGCCTTCTTCCTCGCGCCGCCCTTGGGTTTGGCGGCCTTGCTTTTCTTCGCCATGGTTCTTCGCCTTTCTGTAAGCCGCCACCATCAGAGCCAGCCACAACAGCCCGCCCGCGATGATGATCGGAGTCACCGCTTCGTCCTCCGCTGCTCGCCACACCGCAGGCCCGATGTCCGCTGGCAATACTCCGCGAGCAGTAGGGCGTCCGCGATGGCGTGAGTAATCATGAGCTCTGGAAAGAGTTGTTGGGCCCGCCGCTTCGTGACGTTCTTGTCGCCGCCAGAGAGGCAGCCCATAAGCTGTTGCCACTTCCCCGGCGCGATCTCGTCGAAGGGAATGCGCGCGGCCGTGAGCGCCATCAGGAGCCGCCCGTAGCCCTTCCCGAATGTGAATGCCGAGACGACGCCCATCTGCGGCGAGGCGCCGACCTTCTCGACAACAGCGCGGCCAATCATCGTGCCGTTGAGAAATCCGAGCTTGTAGAGCACGTCGAGCGTGTCCCGCTCAGTGGCCGGCATCGGGACGGCGAGCTCGACGAATGGTTTTCCGAACCCGTTAATCGCAGCAATCCCGCCGCTCTTGCCGGGGTCGATGCCGATATACATCATGGGCGTGGCGTCGCTCCGACGGGTAAGGCCGCGCCCGTCGCAGTGGTCCTCTCCTGGGTGGAAAGTCTACGCATTGTGTCCAACAACGTCAAGCCCGTTTCCGCCTGGTGGGCGATGCTTCGTCGGCCGGCGCCGCCGGTTCCTCCGCCCCCTCTGGGGCGTCCGAGAACGTCTGCGTGTCCCGGTCAAGGGACAGCTTCACCGTGCCCGTAGGCCCGTTCCGCTGCTTCTCCAGGATGAATTGGGTCACTCCCCCCTCGCGGTGGTTCTTCCGGTGCAGGAAGGCGACGATGTCCGCATCCTGCTCCAGACTGCCGCTCTCACGAAGGTCGTCCAGCTTCGGCCTGGGATCGCCGTGCTTCCGGTCCAGGCGCCGTAACTGCGACAGTAGGAGCACGGGCGCGCCGAGCTCGTCGGCCATCACCTTTAGCCGGCGCGAGATATCGGTAATTTCCTCGTTTCGCGTCGCACCCCGCCGGTCGAGGGTGCCCTGAATCAACTGCACGTAATCGATCCCGACGAGTCCGAGGCCGCCTTCGGACCGCAGCCGCCGGCAGGCCATCCTGATTTCCTGCACTGTTTGGCCTGAGCGGTCATCGATGTAGACCGGGAGCGCGTGCATCACTTCGAGGGCGGCCGACAGCTTCCCGTAGTCCTCGCTTCCGAGGAAGCCGGTCCGGATCCGCGTCGCGTCGACGCCCGCCAGGTGCGCCAGGAGGCGGTCCTCGAGCGCCGGGCGGCGCATTTCGAGGCTAAAGAGTCCGACGCGCTGCCCGCACTTCGCCGCTGCCACGGCGGTATTCAACATGAAGATGGTCTTCCCGATGCTCGGCCTGGCGGCCACGACGATCAGTTCCCCAGGCATCCATCCAAGGGTGAGCTCGTTGATGGACGCGAACCCGGTATCGAGTCCTCGAAGCTCGCCACGATGGGCCACGCGATGCTCCAGGCGCGGGAACATATCCATCGTGCTCTGCCGCAGGTCGATGAGGCGCCCTGGCTCGTGGCCGTTCTGTAGGTCGAGAAGCGCCTGATCCGTCTTGCGAAGGATGGCCTCCGCTGGCTCGCCGGCCTCGTAGGCCGCCGACACGGCCCGATTGCCCGCGTCGATGATGTCCCGCAGGATCGCTTTCTCGCGCACGATGCCGGCGTAATAGGCCACGTTGGTAGCCCGAGGAACGCCGTCCGAGAGAGACGCGATGTAGGCCGGGCCGCCGACGTCGTTGAGCTCGCCCCTTCGGACGATTTCCTCCTTTAGTGTCACGAAGTCCGCTTCGACCTTCCGTTCGTCGATGAGATACCGTATGGCGTCGAAGATGCGGCGATGCGCGTCCCGGTAGAAGTGCCGAGGCTTTAAGATTTCGGCTGCACGATCGTACGCATCGTTGTGGACAAGGATGGCGCCGAGTACGCTCCGCTCCGCTTCGAGGTTATTCGGGAGAGTGCGCTCGTCGTCGCTGACACCGTTTTTCGTGACAGGTGGTTCTATATCGCGCGCACGCCGCCGAGACGTCATACCGCTAGCCGATCAGGGGGTATATCCTGCTCATACCATGGCGCCTCGCCGTAGCCCGCTTCGCGAAACGCCTGTAGATCGCGCCGGATGGTCCGCGTGCTGACACCGTAGCGAGCCGCTAGGCGGTCTAAGCCGCCGTCCGTCGTCGGCTGCTGCCATGCCTTATCACGCACCATCCGTAGACAGCGAATGAGTTGCCTGTAGCGACCTTTCACGACGCCCGCCGCACGTCCTGTTTTGTCTTCTGGGTGTGCTCGACATCGGTGCGACACCGGGGTGTATGCCGGCAGTCGGCTGGAGCCTCGTCGAGCTCGAACGCTTGGACGCTACCGTTGACGGGAGCGGCCTTCGCGTGAGCATTCACTGAGGACACGAATGCGCCGAAGCTATGCCGCGCTCGCATATAAAACGCTTCGTCGTTCACGAGGTAGTTCGCCATACGTATCTTGAGCTCGTCGACACCCAACATTGTGATGAGCCGCTTCATTTGCGGCCGGTCCCGTTGGTAGGCCCAGACGTAACGCCCGCGCTGTCCGGGTGCGTAGCGTTCGCACCAGGCCTGGTCGAAGGCGGCTTCGCAGTCTTTCAACTTCTGCCCCATGCCGACGCCACCACCGAGCAAGGTATCGATCTCCGTCGTCACCGCCTGAAGTTTCTCAGTGAGTTCTTTTTGCAGCGTGACCAAGGGCACGAGTTTGCGTCGAAGATCGTCAGTCATCGGTGTGCCTCAGCCGTCCGTCGAAAGTGAAGAGCGTATTGTCCGTGTGCGGCGATCACGATGTTCTTCGCGGGCCGACTCGACCCACGGCAGAGCTCGCACTCGGCACACTGCACTTTATGGCCAGCTTCCTCGCTGGCCGGGCAGATGATTTCACCCGGTAACAACCGGGTTTGAATCGTGGGCCGCACGCGGAACGTCCGCCAGCCGAGCGCAGCGGCTTCCACCTGCTCGGCCTCCGAGTCGACGCTCGCCATGCAGAACGTCCGGTAATCCTGGGCGATAGGTAAGCGCCATTGATGCGTGTAGGCTGTCCAGCCGGCCGCGTGCTGAATGACGATTGCCCACACCGAAAGCGGTACCGCGACCGGGTCGCCGTAGGCGCCGATGCGGAGTTGTTTCCCGCGCGCGAGCTCCCCAAAGTCGTAGATACTCGCGCGCTCGACGTTCTTCCCGGTCCCGCGTCCGGTGCCAGTGATGGCTTGGTAGATGTTCTCGGGTGAGCGCCACCATTCGACGTAGCAACTACGCGCTTGCCCGCGTCCGTCGCCTCGATGTCGACACTGCCCGCAGATGGCCTCGTCGCCACCGGAGCGCACCGCTGCGATAGGCGCCATATCGGCCCGGAGAATCCAGATCTGCACCATCGGCCCGGTCTTCCGGTTCGACGTCTGCGCGCCGGCGGCCACGAGAATCGGCGCACCGGTTAGTTGTGACGAACCGGTGTAGAACACGACCGTCTTCGGGAAGAACCGCCACGACTTCGCGGTATGCGAGGCGTAGCGGCCGCCCCGTCCAAACCGCTTGGGTTGAGTGCGATGTTGGGCTCGGGGTTGTAGTGCAGCCCATTCTGCGCGCCGCTCAGCGAGTGGTCGCACCTTCATGGGTAGTCTGCCGGCGGACGCGATCTCGTTCGGCCAGAGGCAATACTCGCCCACGGCCTCATCCAGCGACGCACAGCGGTCCGGTGTGATCGATGACATCAGCCGTAAACCAGCCCTTACAGGTCGGGCAGTACGGCGCCCCATACTGCCGCTCGTTCACGGTGAACATGCCGAAGCGCCACTCCAAGGGCGTTCGGCATAGCTTGCAACGGATGGGCTGGATTGTATCGCTGTCCGGCGTCCCGGCCGCGCCAATTTTTCCTTCCATCTCCCCCTCCCCTACGCCGATTGCTGCTAACTAGCTATTTGTTCCCTTGGAAGATCTTGAAATTCGTCATAACCAGCTAAATACCAGCGTCGAGGTTTACCTCGATGCTGCCGGATGCCGTTTTGTGGCATCCGGGCAGAGCCCCGCCCCGCCCCTGGAACCCCCAAGGTTGGGCGGGACGTCTGCACGGGTCTGCAGGCGATGGCTTTTCCGCTTGGCGTCCCATCGCTTCGCCCAACGCCAGCCGCGTTTATTTAACCCAGGTGTGCGGCACGTACCCCGCGTGGCGCCTGGTGTCCGGTGGCGTCACACCGCGCGGGCGCGTTCAAAGTTGTCTAGGGAAGGAGAATGCGGGTAAAATCTGCGTCGGAAGCGACGCCCCGTTCTGGTCCCTGTTCAACCTGAACGCGGTTTCTAACGGCTCGGCGTGTGATGGCGCCGGGCCGTTTTTCTTTTTCGCTACTTTTTCTGAGTCGCCCGATCTTATACGCTCGACCTCATCCGTTTGTCTACCTCAAAACGAGTTGGGCTCACCATTTCGCAGGTCCATCACCCACGCGCACGCGCCAATGATCGCGCCAGTCACCACATATAGCGGCACCGCGACGACAATCCACAATCGAGTCCACGTCATCGCATCCCCCTCCGGCTCATTGCTAGGTCGATCAGGTCGGACGCTTCGCCGGCCAGGATCGACGGCTTGAACGGCACGCGCCGCTTCCGGAGGAGCGCCTTCTGTTTCTCGCTCGCCGGCCGTCGACGCCATGCCGCATCCCGGTCCTTCAGGCGCTTCACGTCGCGCCGCTCGGTCTTCACGTAGGCTTCCGCTAGGGTGAGCGCGGCGGCGGCGGTCGCAATCTGCGCGCCCACCGTGCGCTGCCGCGTCTCGAATGACCCGCGCGGGCGGAACGTGCACGAGATGTCGTAATGCCCAAGGAGGTCTTTCTCGACCTTGACGGTTTCCGTGCCGTCGCCCCACGGATATTGCAGCCGGAACACGTCGTCCCCTGTGCGAATCCAGGTGAGCGAGAGTCCTTCTCCGACCGCGCCGAGCTCCGGGACGCTCCATACATCGAAACTCTTCGCCTTGGCCCGTAGCTGTTCGATAGTGAGACGCCCCTCGGCTAGCGCCGCGTGCACGTCGAACTGCGGGTAGAGCTCCTGAAACACTTCGAGCTCCCGCTGGAGCTCCTTCAGGCTCTTCCCCTCCGGCTTGAGCGGCGGCAGGCCATAGAGCACGGGCGCGGTCTGGAGACTGTGGCGCCTGGCGATGTCCACCAGGTCGACGACGACGCAATCCCGCTTCCCCTTGAAGAGCCGCAGGCCACGCCCGGTCATCTGCTCGTAGAGGGTCGCGGACTTCGTTGGCTTCAGGTGGAGGATGCAGGACGTCCTGGGGAGGTCGGTGCCCTCCGTGAGCACCATGCAGTTGGTCAGCACCGTGATGCGGCCCGCCGTGTAGTTGGCGAGAATCGAACGGCGCTCTTCTTTCGGCGTCTCACCACTGATAGCCGCCGCCGAAATGCCTTGGGCGTTGAACACGTCGGCCGCGTCGTGCGCGTGCTGCACGTCCACGGTGAAGGCGAGCGTCGAGCGGCCATTGGCGTACGTCCGCCACGCCTCGACAGCCAGGCGGTTCCGCTCGGGCGTGTTGACCGTCTCGGCCAAATCCTTCTGATTGAACTCGCCGGCCACCGTGCGGACGCCGTCGAGGGACGTATCCGTCTCGACGACCC